ACTCCGCCAGCGTATTCTCCTGTTCCCGCTAAAAGTGCTTCTATGCCGGCTCTAGATCCATATTCAGAAAAATCTTCTCTAGAAATACCACGCGCCTTTTGTTGACCTTCATCAAAAAAAGAAAACAAACCCGCCCCTAGTCCAGCTCCAACACTAGCAGCTAATAATGGTACAGCAACAGGTGCGGCCCATAGAGCGCCAACTGTTCCTACAATAGATCCTAGTATAGGAAGTCCAGCCTCACCAACAAAATCCGTAACGTCAGTCCAACTTAATCCTTCTTCATCAATGGCTATCTTTCCTTGACCTGGATCTCCAACAACTTGTCTTCCTTCTGTTGTTAATATAAATCTCCCACCTTTATCGACATCCCATTCTTTTCCTTTTTGACCAACATTTTCAATTAAAAATGCAGCTTTTTCTGCATCAGTATTTGCATTAGAAAATCCTAAACGAAATCCCTGATTTTTTATACCAGTAGAGTAATCAACATCATCATCAAATGCTTTTCTTCTATTTGTAGTTATTCCATCTGTACTTAAATCAGACTCGACTTCTCTTTTAGTTATATTAAATAATCTATCTATATTAGATTCAGAATTAGAACCGGACTGAGATTGAAGAAAATTTGTTATTTCATTAATTTCTTGTTCAGTAGGATTATCACCAGCTATTTCAAAAGATTGTATTTCTCCTGTTGGTGTTTCAAATTTAGCAATACCCATATTCTTCTACCTTATTTAACACGCCTAAAAATACCATCATTACCTTTTTTATATTGTGTTTGCGTTAAATTTGTTCCTGCCATATTTTCTTGTCCTAAATAATTGTTTAAAGATTCGTTTATTTCATCAAATTGTGCTGCATTAGTTTGTAAAAAATTTCTATGTTGTCGCAAACTCATTACCATTTTATTTTTAATTTCCCTAATTCTTGCCCTTAATACTGCTGGAGATTTAAATGCACTAGCTTGACCAATAGCATTTTTTACCATTTGCCTTTCATTGTCTGATATAGTTTTACCACCCTCTCCTAGCAAAGGTTTTGCTACTATTAAGTTTTGAAAATCTACTAAAGCGTCGGCTTCTTGCCTTCCACTTAAAGAAGGGCTTAGCCCTATAAATGATAAAGCATCATTTAAAAGAGCAACACCAGCCGCTGGGCCGCCAGTAGCTTTGTCTGCATTTTCAGATAAATAATCTAAAATGCTAACTGTGTTTTGCAATCCTTTTGTTGCATCAACTACTTCCCGAACTACGTTTGCTGCTTGGCCAGTTGCAAGCCTTTCATTCCCACTTCCATCTTGGTTTTTTGGAACATAAGCCTTTACCATATAAGGGTTCCCCCCCAGTTTTCCTAAAGAAAGTTCAATTGGCTTAGACTCATAAGCTCCTGTACCGTCTAATTTAGCTTTTTCTTTGGCTACGGCTGTGTCAATAGCTGCTACACTAGCCCGTGTATCTGCATCTATTTTTTGTTGTACTCCCTCGGCGGCGGCCGCTCCGCGAGCCTCCGCTACACCAAATCCACCAACTTGTCCTGGTGAAACTTGCCCATACATTGATGCAACTTGTCCTGCTCTTTGAGCTTCAGGAGAATAAGAACCATCATCTCTCATCATTAATTCTTGTCTAAATGCTTCTATACCTGATAAATTTTCTTCTGATGCATCTATTTCATTTTTATTTATATCTGTACCAACATCTGACATATCTGTTTCACTTACAACATTTCCTAAATCAAATTCTTCTTCAGGCGCTTCAGAAGCTTTTTTAATATTTTCTTTAATCTGCTCTATAGTTGGAACATCTATATCAGTTATACTTTTCTTTTTTTCAACAACTTTAGGTAAAGTTATATCTACATCTTTAATATTTAATAATTCAGATGGATCAGTTACCAATCCTTTATTTAAATCAAAATTAAACCCTGATAGTTCTGGATTAATTCCAGATAATTTAGCTTTTTCTTCTAATAGTTGTTCTAGTCTTATTTGAGGATAATTATTACCAACAGCTTTTTCGTAACTAGATTGATTTTTTATTCTTTCTTGCATTTTAATAATTTCTTTATCAATGTTTTGAAGACTTCGACGAATACGTTGTTCTTTTATTTTAGCTTTTCCTATTGCGTTTAAAGCACCATCTTTGCTGCTAAAAAATCCTCTTTGTCCTGGCCCTGGTCCTCGGTTTCCAAACGCTTCCATATCAGTAAGGTTAATATCGAAAGCATCAGATATAAGTTGATCGTCAGTAATAGGATTATTTAATAATTTTTCTATTCCTAAAATTGTGGTAGGTGCTTCATAATCTGGCTTTACATTTTTTATATTTCGACGATTTCTGTTTCTATTTGCTTGACCACCTTGAGCAAAACCTTGAACGGGTCCGCCTTTAGAAAAACGTAAAGTTATATTTCCTTTAACGCCAGAGCCAGCGTAAGGATCATCTGTATACGCTTCTAAAGATGCTGGGCCTCTAGAATATTTTAAAGATTTTTTACCAGACTCTTTGTCTTGTATAAGATCAAGAACACCATCTCTAACACCAAATCTAGCTCCTCTAGATTTCTTGTTTGAATAGAGTGGGCCAAAGTTAACTCTTTTTTCTTGTAATCTTTTTGCAAGATCTATTAATCTTTCTTGATTTACAGAACCGCCAGACTTCATCATCATAGGTCTATTTTTCCAATTAGGCATTATACAGAACCTCCGCTAAATGGTCCTATTCCTGCAATTCCAGATGCCATTCCGTAAGCATCACCTTGATTTGGTAAAGGTGTGTTAATTGAGTAAGTGTTATTTGGTAGGCTTCCTGTTACGCCAGACATATATCCCAATAGCTGGAATGGTAATGATTGTTCAGCATAAAGATTAGATTGTCGTGTATCTAATAAGCTTTGATTGTAATCTCTTAATGACTGTCCATAAGTTCTTGCTTGATTTAAATCATTTGAATACATGTTTTGAGCATCTTGACCTAAATTTGTAAAGTTTCCAGCTAAACTACTTAACCCAGTTCCGACTGTTCCATAACCTCCAGCTGTATTTGTAACTTGTTGTGCCATGTTTGCATAAGTACTACCAAGACCTGATATACCTTGTGCTGCTACTTGATCAGCTTGACGTTGATTTTGAAAGTTAGTGTTGTATAAATTAGCTAAAGAATTTGCTAAAGTTTCTGATGTGTTGTCTTGTATGTTAGCTCTTTCTACTGCGTATCGAGAACCACCTAAAGCACCTTTTCCTGCCGCTGATCTAGCCAAATTTGTTAATTGAACAGCTTCTTGTTCTCGTAATCTATCAGTTAATCTATCAGCAACTTCTTCTGTAAAAGGATTTCTATCTCTAAGCCCTTCATAAATAGGTAAGGTACTTTCTACTATATCCATACCTTTTCTAGTACCTAAAATTCCTTCTGTTATAAAAGGTGTTTGTTCTCTTTGTAATGCCCCAGCTTCACCATATAAGCTTTTAGCATCTTGTAGATAAGGTTGAAATTGTCCTATACCTGCGCCTGCGGCTTGGTACGCTGATTCTTCTAAACCAGTTAATGGAGCTATGTTTCTAGTAACAGCATCTTGACTAAATGGACGACCAATATATTCCATTTCTGGCATTGGATTACCTAAAGAATCTTTTCGTGTTGTGCTGTAAATAATATTGCCAGCCTCATCTAGTTTAGGTTGCATACCGCTAACTAAGTTCATAGACTCTTGAACTAAGAAATTTAATAATTCCCTTTTAACAGGATCCATATAAGACTGAGTTGATTGTCCTATCTCTGCCATTACATTCTCCTTTCAAGGTTATTCATAAGCTCATACATTTTGCGTGTACCTTTTTCTCTTGAGCCGTTACCCATATTTCTTACAGCTTCAGCAGTCATAACAAACTCACCATCTGATAATCGTGCGGGAATAGAATCGCTAGTACCAGTTCCTGGACCATTAGCTGCACCACCAGATTGTAAGTCAGCTATGCCTCCAGAAGCATAACGCCTTGCTCTCATGTTTCTAGAAAATCCAGACCTAGCCGGATTTAAAGTTTCTTGTCTAAACTGATTTCTTAATCTTTTATCTCTATCTTCAGCCTCTTGTTGAAAATCTCTTTTTTCAAAATAGTCAGGATTTAATTTTTTTAAAATTTCTTCACCTATTGCTATTTGAGGATATTTTTCTAACCTATCTGCAAAATATCCTATTCCTTCTCCAAAACCTGGCGCTTTTTTAGCAGCTTTATTTATTTGTCTAAAACCGCCTGCTCCATCAGAAATAAATTCTGCTCCAGTTTCTGGGCTGTATAATCTTTTAAAACCGCCTCCTAAATCTTCAGTTTGAAATCCTGAACCTGCGGCTACTGAAGGTGTTGTTTGCCTAATACCAATTCCTGAAGGATCAACATCATAAGTTACAACCTCTGCTACTTGATTACCACTTGATATTGGAACTTGACTAGCCGGTGTATAAGAAGCGTTCATAGCTGGTCCATAAGGACTTTGATAAGGCTGTTGTTGAGAAGGCGGTGTAACATTTTTCATTGACGCTAATGGTGCGACAGTAGTTTGCTGTTTATAATCTTCGTAAGTAGTAAATTCATCCCCAAGCATTTCACTAAATCTTTTAAAGTCTTGTTTAGATAGTTGTCCTGAATCATAAACATCAAGATATTTTTGTTGCTCTGCTGGGCTTAATGCCGAAAATTTTGCGTTTAAAGATTTAGCTGTCTCTTTACCTTTTCTTACTCCGCCAATAGTTCTTCCTAAATTAGTCATTAAAAAGTTTCTTGCGAAATCATCACTGTTGCCACCAAATAAAGACATGACACCAGCTGTTCCTAAAGATTTAGCAAGATTTTCAGGATCTATAAATTCTCTTCCGTATGTTCCTATGTCAGTAAATAAATCTGTTATCCAGCTCATGAAAAATCCTCACGTTATCTGCAATAATGATACAATAACATCTAGTGCTGTTCCTGTACCAGCATTAATTATTAATTTATCACCTGCTTCCAGGTTAATAACTTCTCCGTTTTGAAGAACTCCTTCTTGCGTTGTTGCAGCAACTGAACTCGTATCCCATATACCTGTTGTATTTGTAGAGCTGTCAAAGACACTTACAGTAGAATTAACAGCACCAGCAGTAGTATTATATATATTTACTACTTTAATGATAGCTTGTCCACCAGTTGGACAAACATAAATATCTGTATTACCAGAACTTAAACCATTTTTAACAACATTTAAGTAAGCACTTGCCATTAATTAATAAACCAAGAAAAACTTTCAGATGATTCTCTTGCCTCTGTAGGTGTTTGTATGCTGTTAAAAATTCTTTGAATATCACCAACTAACCTACGAAAATAAGACTGTTCGTATGCATTTCCCGGTAATGATAGTGTAGTTTTAGTAAGAACTTGTTCAGGTACTTGTGTCATCTTCTACCATCCGCTATCATATCTAAACGTATTCCGCCAAGTCTCCACTGTTGTCCTAGTGTATTTGTTTCAAACTTAAAGATAGCTTGTCTACTCCTTATACGTGAATATAATTCTTGGCTTCCAGTATCTCCAGTATTAGAAGCGTTTGTTTGAAAAGTAAATGTTTGGTCTGTTGTTGGTTGATTTAAACTTGAACCAAAGTCTCTTACTTTTACTGTCAAGTCTAAAGACTGGGTAGCGTTTGTTCCATAAAAATATACGTCGGGTAAAATACGTCTTATAAACATTAGTTGATTACCAGACCCTATATCAACATCACTTGATTCTATGTAAGCTACCATAGGTGATCCGTCATCATCATCGCCTGTTTCTTGATTGTATAAGAAATAATTAGTACCAGCAGCAATTGGATTAGTGACTGATGTTCCTACATCATCCCAAGCTGTTCTGTTTAAAGTTCCTACAACCCAAGTATTATCAACATAATTAAACGTAACATAACGATCTACTTCAGTAGAATTAGCACTTGGATAATACCAAGAAACTTCATTAAAGTTTTCATTACGACCGGCAAATATTTTGTACCGTTGTGATATGTTAATATCATCAAAAACATAATTTCTTACAGTACATGGAAGCGTACGAACACTACCGTCATATACATAAAAGTTTTCATTGTCGGCAAAGTAAATAACATTGTTAGCGTTAACAGCGGCATTAGGGCTAATGATAGATGTACCCTCAGCTATTAAACTAAAACTAAACACAAAGTTAGTACCAGTATAGGACATGGCATACAAAGAAGTATCGGTCCAAATAATAATTTCTTGTCTTGTTTTTATTGCTCCAATAATTTTACTGCCAGAAGATAATCTATAATCACCAGCAGAATTACCATTAAGAACTTCCCATGTAGATGGATCTTCTGTGTCAGACCATCTAATTAACATAGGGTCTTGTGTTGTTGAACCAGCTGAATTAGCTCCTAAACAAACAACATGTTTTCCTAATTCACTTACAAGAACTTGTGTAGCAATAGTAGGCGCTTGAGAGTCGGCGCCCGGAATAGTAGATAAAGGTATTGCTCTTGATGTTACATTAGTTGACTTATCCCAATAATAAACGCCACCGTTTTGTACATTGAAAACTAAATCTTCACCAAAATTATCTTTACCCCATAAACGTAATTGTTGACCGTCCGTCAATGATGTTGCAGCATTACCCCATCCAATAAAAGTGTCCGATTGTTGAATAGCTGTGCTTGCGCTGTGTGATGTGGCTGTAGTTCCAGATTGACCTCTTGTACATCCTGTAAAGCTTGTAGCTGTTTTTCCTGTGTAAGTTACTATTTCTTGTCCAATTAGTATAGTTCCATTTGCTGTAAAACCAGTTGTAGACGATGCATTAATTGTAGTTGCAGAGTTAGAAGTAGTTCCTGTAGAAACTGTTGTAGCAACACCAATCTGTGTACCACCCCAGTAACCAGCGCCAAAACCTACGCCAGCAGTATAATCTGTTGATCCTGTGTTTATTTGATACGTTGCTGTAACTGTTCCACCACCGGGACCAGCGTTAGATGTAGCTGCATTAGCAACGTTAATAGTATAATTATCATTGTCAATTACTGTTACAATTTGCTGTTCTTTATTAAAGTCAACAGCAGCTATACCACCAACAGCAGACGAACCAGAAAAAGTAACAAAATCATTCGCTTGAGCATTGTGGCCCGCATCAGTAACAGTTACTAAAGTTGAACCATTAGTTGTTGTAAATGGATTAGTAATGTTTCCTGTTGTACGAACGGGCGTAATATCATAATACGCTTCACCAACAGAAATATAAAATTTAAGATTAGTACCAACGCCAATATACTGCGATCCATCAATAGCAGCCCATTGATTAAGACTACGACAAACACCGTCAAAAGTTGAGTTGCCTCTTTTTTCCCATCCACCTATTTTTTCTGGAAAACCGTAACGAAATCTTACTTTATCTGAATCGTACCAACCGCCTTTATTAGTATAACGTGTGCCATCTTTTACAACACCTTGTTTAAACTGTATATTTTCTAACGTCATTAGTCACCTTATGATGGGAAAGATGCACCATAAACATCTACACGAGATCCTGATTTTAAAGTATTACCACCCTGTTGTGTAAATATTAAACCAAAAACAGCAGTAGAGTTTGCAGAAGCTTCTTTAAAATAACTTTGAGTTGTTTGATCTATATTGCCAGAAGCACCACCGTCTTTTGTAGAAGTTGCTTGAGCATTTCCATAATAGTTTTGACCAGTGCTGTATCCTGGCGCACGCACTAGATATACTGTGCCTTCAACAACAACCTCTGTACTTGTGCTTGGAGCTGGTGATGAAGCAATAATAGCATCAGCAACACCAGAAACTTTAACAGCTGTAGAACTAACAGTTCCAGCGCTAGAAACATCTTGATAGATGTAACTATTATTAAATATATTACTAGCAGAAACTCTCGTTCCTCCAGAATCTACTAAACCAACTCTAAAGTCAGTAGCAATGGCAGTGTCGTAAAGAAGTCTAAAAGTAGCCCAATAAATATCATAACTTGTAGCACTAAAAACTGTCATAGAGTTTGCACCAGCGCTAGTAGCTTTTCCTACAGTAGACCATGCACCAATACTACCAATATCAACAAATTGCATATTACCAGAACTGTTCATTTGTAAAATTTGACTAGTTGTTCCAGAACTACTTGGTAATTGATAACCACCAGTACCACCAATAGTTAAGTCATCCGTTATAGTTCTTCCAGAGACATGTAGTGAAGATGAAGGATTTTGTTGGCCTATACCTATACGATTATTTGTTTGATTTAAAACAAGAGTGTTTGTGTCAAAATTTAGACCATTAGGAGTAGTTATAGTATTACTATTAATAGTCGTTACATCAGCTGTATTATCACCAATTGTTGTGTTTCCATTAAGAGTTGTTACTCCTGTTACAGTAAGATTGCTTGCAGCATTTAAATTTTTACTTACATTTACTGTGCCATTGCCGTTAGGTTCAATAGCAATATTACCATTTGTATTCGTAGAACTAATAGTATTTCCGGTAATTCTAATATTACCCATATCAAAACTATCGGCAAAATTAGCTGATGCTAAATAAACATTAGAGCCTGTACTGTAAACAATACCTGTTTTTCCATTAGGAATAGCTACAGCAGCTCCTGTAGGTCCAGTAACCTGTATATTTATATCGTGACCGCCTACAGTAGAATTTTTAACAATATATATTTTTTCTTGAGCCGGGATAAATATAGACGCTGCTCCGCCAATAGTTCCGTTAAATTCTAAAACTGCGTTTCTAGATTGATCTGTTTGACCATTATTAGCTGTAAGTGTTGTGTTACCTGTAATAGTAACTGTTTCTACACCAGAAATTGCTTGTTCTAATAAAGTTCCTAAATTTCTGTTAGTTGTTGAACCCCATGTACCAGCTTGCTCGCCAGTTCCCATAAGCTCTAATCGTAAAGAATTTGAATATGTACTTGCCATTATGCCGCTATCTCCGTCCATCCAGGCGTTTGTGAATCATTTATAACGGCCCAAACATTAACAGCTGGGTCACTCGAAGAAATAAATCCTGTAGCCGACACGCCTGTTGGACTTACTAATGCCGAGCCAGAAACTATTATCGTTGATGCATCCGCTAGTTCAGCAAATGTATCTAAACCAGCATTTGTAACCTGAATAAATACTGATGATTGTATTATTACACTATTTAATTGAGTTGTTCCAATAATTTCAGCATTATAATCTTGATCAAGTTCAAAACCCATTCCACTATGATTTTGACAATAAACATATAACTGCGGAGTATTGTCTGCTAACGTTATCTCTACATATGCTCCAGCATTACCAGGACTACCATTAACGGTTACTCCTGTTGTATATTCTGTTCCTCCTCCATGAGTACCATCTGGTGTAGTGGAAAATCGTAAAGGGTGACCTCCGACAGAGGAGTCTGATAAATCAAAACGGTAAGTAAATGGAGGATGCAAGCTATCAACAGTAGTCTGCATAAAGTAATTTATGTAGTAAACATTGCCACTGCCACCATTTGCAACGGTTACATTAAATGTTTCATCTTGTCTTGGTGTAGCTGTAACACTACCAGCAATAACTGTTTCTTGACCTAAATGAGCTGTTAAAGCGCCTGGTGATGTAGCATTTATTAAAATAGGTAATTCAGCATTAGCATTACCAAGTTCTGCTGTCATTAATAGGTTTGTGTTGTTTACATTAACAAACATTCCTGTAAAGACAGTCACGCTTCCAAGGGATGATTGTAAAGCATTTAAAGGTGTAATAGTTGCTGTAGTACCCTCAAATACAAGAACAGTTCCTAATGATGTTTGTAAATTAAATCCTGTAACATCAAACACCATGTCAAATGATGTTGTTTCATTTCCTAATGTAAGTGTGCCAACAACTCCAGTCGCATCAACGGTAACACTAACAGGACCTGAACCTGATGATGCAAAGGTGTCTTGTGCGAATGAACTAAAACCAAACATTTTTTTATATTATCCTATTCTTTAAGAAAATACGAGTATTTGATTTTACTCCTCTTCTTCTTCTGGTTTGTATTCTGGGGTTGGTGATTTTGGAAAATAATCATGCAAAGGCAATTCTGGATCCCATATTGAATCTTTTTTATTTTTAGGAGTAACTCCATCTTCTTTCATTAAATTTTTTGATATTTCTTTTAATTTTTTTCTATAAGCAGTAAATTCAGCAAGAGATTCATCTGTTAAATTACTATCTAATAACTGAGTCCAGTCAGTATCAGGTAAAACACTATTGGCAGAATTTTGTATATCTTGCGCCCTAATAGAAAAAAAGTTTTCTACAAAATTATCGTAAGCTTTTTGACGTTCAGCTAATTGCTCGTCTGTTTCTTCTCTAGTTTCATGTTTTCCTGTTTCATGGTTTAAGCTAATAGTTCCAGATCTTTCTAATTTCATTTTTTTTGGAATTGCCATTTTTGTCTCCTATACTTGAACCAATGGTGTTGGTTTAATAACAGCGTAACACTGAACGTTCATATAAGAAGTTCTGTTAGCATTCGCGCTACTATTTCCGTGACTTATACTAATACCTCCAGGTTCTATAGCTGGATATCCATAATCATCAAACTGACCAGGAGTAGTGGTACTGTTATTTCTTGTTCGTTTATCAAGATAAGCTCTAGAAGGAGCATAAGTGCTACTATCATTATAACCCATCATATTT